AAATTCCAAAGTCATCTGGTTGTTATCTTTTTAAAGATATTGATAGTAACTTACTTTATATCGGTAAATCTAAAAAACTACGTAGTAGAGTAAGTAGTTATTTCAATAATTATTCAGATTTAACACCCAGATTAAGTTTGATGGTTCGTCAAATAACAGAAATTGAAATAATAGTCACAGATAGCGAATATGAAGCATTAAATTTAGAATCAAATTTAATAGACCACACTTACCTTTTGAATAATGAATTGTTGGCATTGTCATGAAGAATTGATCTGGGGAGGAGACCATGATCTTGACGAATTTGAAGATATGGAGTATGATATAGTTACTAATTTATCATGCCCAAAGTGTGGATCTTATGTCGAAGTATATCATAAAATAGAAAAGTAATTATGGATTTTCTGAAAGAAATTGTAAAAGAAATAGGAAATGACTACACCCAACTCGCATCCGATATTGACGAGACTGAAACATATGTTGACACAGGTTCGTACATTTTTAACGGGCTTATATCAGGGTCTATATTTGGCGGGGTATCTAATAATAAAATTACCGCCATTGCTGGTGAGAGCTCTACTGGAAAGACTTTCTTTTCACTTGCAGTTGTCAAGAACTTCTTGGATTCTAATCCTGATGGTTATTGCTTATATTTTGATACTGAAGCCGCTGTTAATAAATCTCTACTCACAAGTCGTGGCATCGACTTAGATCGTCTTGTAGTTGTAAATGTAGTAACGATAGAAGAGTTTAGAACTAAAGCACTTAAGGCAGTTGATATATATTTAAAGACCAACATAGAAGATCGCAAACCATGTATGTTTGTGTTAGACTCTTTAGGAATGCTTTCCACAGAGAAAGAGATTAGAGATGCACTAGACGACAAGCAAGTTCGTGACATGACTAAATCACAATTAGTCAAGGGTGCATTTAGAATGCTCACATTAAAACTTGGTCAAGCAAACATTCCACTCATAGTCACAAACCATACATACGATGTCATTGGATCTTACATCCCTACAAAAGAAATGGGAGGCGGTAGCGGCCTCAAGTACGCAGCGAGCACAATCATTTATCTCAGCCGTAAAAAAGAGAAGGATGGTAAAGAGGTCATTGGAAATATTATCAAAGCAAAGACTCATAAATCACGTTTAAGTAAAGAGAACAAAGAAGTTCAAGTTCGACTCTACTATGATGAGAGAGGTCTTGATAGATATTATGGTCTTTTAGAACTTGGAGAGATTGGTGGTATGTGGAAGAATGTTGCAGGTCGATATGAAATGAATGGTAAAAAAATATATGGTAAAGAGATATTAAAGAATCCAACAGAATATTTTACAGATGATATAATGAAACAACTCGACACTATTGCGAAGAAGCAGTTCTCTTATGGATCGGATTGAAACCACAATACTCCAAAACTTAATATACAATGAAGAATATTCTCGTAAAGTTATCCCTTTCATTGAACCCGATTACTTTGAAAATAAATCTGAAAGAGTCACCTTTGAACAGATTGCAGAGTTCATTGTCAAGTATGGTTCAACGATTACGATTGAAGCTTTAAATATTGAAGTTGATAATCGTACAGACCTTACTGAAACAGAAGTCAAAGAGATTCGTGAACTCAATGGTTTCCTAACTAATACACCAGTTGATTATCAATGGTTGATGGATACTACTGAGAAGTGGTGTCGTGATCGTGCTATATACTTAGCATTAATGGAATCTATTTCTCTAGCAGATGGACAAGATGACGCTAAAGGAAGGGATGCTATTCCTAGCATTCTCTCTGACGCTCTGGCTGTTTCTTTCGATAATCATATAGGACACGATTACTTAGAAGATTATGAAGAGCGATATGATTTATACCACAAGAAAGAAGATAAAATCAAATTTGATCTTGAATTTTTCAACAAGATTACAAAGGGTGGGATTCCAAATAAAACACTCAATATTGCTCTCGCTGGCACTGGTGTTGGTAAGTCTTTGTTTATGTGTCATGTCGCAAGCAGTGTGTTACTCCAAGGGAAGAACGTATTATACATCACGCTTGAGATGGCTGAGGAAAAAATTGCAGAGAGAATTGATGCTAATCTTTTAAATGTTCCAATACAACAATTAGTTGAATTACCAGAAATGATGTTTGAAAACAAGGTAACTAATATTGCAAAGAAAACACAAGGAACATTAATTATTAAAGAATATCCAACTGCATCAGCACACTCAGGACACTTCAAAGCACTACTGAATGAACTTGCACTTAAGAAGTCATTTAAACCAGATATCATTTTTATTGACTATCTAAATATATGTGCATCTAGTAGATATCGGGCAAACGCAAGTGTCAGTTCTTACTCGTATATTAAGGCGATTGCGGAAGAACTCCGTGGTCTTGCAGTTGAGACTAATGTACCTATCGTCTCCGCTACTCAGACGACTCGTTCTGGCTTCGGCAGTAGATGTTGATCTTACTGACACAAGCGAGTCGTTCGGCCTCCCTGCCACTGCTGATCTTATGTTCGCTCTTATTAGTACGGAGGAACTTGAGGAGGTAAATCAGATCATGGTTAAACAATTAAAGAATAGATACAATGATCCAACTATGAACAAGAGATTTGTGATTGGTATTGATCGTGCAAAGATGAAACTATATGATGTAGAACAGAGTGCTCAAAATGATATTATTGACAGTGGACAGGACATAGAATATGATAATAAAGAAGAAACTAAAAAAATTAAAAACAAATTTGCTGGTTTAAAATTCTAATGACAGTTGACACTAAAAAATATATTGAGTTTGTCTATGGAGTGACAAGTGCTCCTAGTCAAGATTCTGATATTCTACAAGCGAGAATAAATGAACTTGTTGCAAATAAGGCAGATGTTTCACATCTTCTGACTGCTGCACTGGGGTTGACCGCTGAGTCTGGTGAGTTTACTGAGATAGTAAAGAAGATATTACTACAAGGTAAACCATATAATGAAGAGAATATCTTCCATATGAAGAGAGAACTTGGTGATATTTGTTGGTATATTGCACAGGCTTGTATGGCACTTGATACAACCTTTGATGAAATCATTGAAATGAATGTAGAAAAATTAGAAAAGAGGTATCCAGGCGGAAGTTTTGATGTACACCACTCAGAAAACAGACAGAAAGGTGATCTCTAGTATTTGTATATTAGGAGGTGGCACATCTGGTTTTGTAACAGCTGCCATTCTCTCAGAGTATTTTGATAATGTAAAAGTAAAATGTGTATATTCCTCTAGTATTGGGAGGATTGGAGTAGGCGAATCAACCCAACTGGCAATCAACGATGTATTTCAGTTTCTTAGATTGAGAGACAAGGATTGGATGCCTAAATGCAATGCAACCTATAAAACTAATATAAAATTTGAAGGATGGTCTGATGCAGATTTCTTCTATCCCTTTGGGGATTTGACAGGAGATGATGTATCAGATTTTTTCATACTTACTCATCTATTTCCAGAGATAAAGTACAATCAGTTTTCTAGGTTTCATAGATATCATTCTAGATTTGGTGAACTCAATAGATTCACAGATGAGGGTTGGGACTTTCATGAACTCACTGCCTATCATTTTGATACTGACAAGTTATCTCAAGTATTTTATGAGGTTTGCTTGAGAAATGGCGTAGAATTTGTTGATGATAAGTATATCCGTGCTGATAAAAGTGATGATGGTAACATAGCATCTATAAAATGTGAGAACGGAACACATGAGGCGGATTTATTTGTAGATTGCACTGGGTTTCACTCTGAATTATTGGGTAAAGTCATGGGAGTTCCATACAAATCCTATGCAAATACACTCATAAATCACAGAGCAATTGCAGCAAAGATACCCTACACTGACAAAAATAAACAACTTACTAGTTACACTAATAATGTGACTATGAACAACGGATGGTGTTATGAAATACCTCTTTGGGATGGTATGTCGGTTGGGTATGTACACAGTTTGAAGTTTACTACTCCAGAAAAGATAGATAAAGAATTTATTGACAGGTATGGAGTAGAACCAACTAAAGGTGTAGAGTTCAGAACAGGTAGATATGAGAAAGCATGGGTAAAAAACGTTGCATCTGTAGGTCTTTCTTTTGGATTCATTGAACCACTAGAGGCTACAGGTTTGGCATCCATAGTGACTAATGTGTTTAGGTTATTAGAATCATTATCTACACACTTATCTCCTAATTCTTTTGATAGACAGGTATTTAATCATGCCTGTGCCACTGAATTGGATAACTCAAAGACATTCATAGACATGCACTATGCTACTTCTCATAAATCTGATACAGAATACTGGAAATATGTCACAAATAATGATTATCCTTGGGATCAATATAGTTGTGGTAGATCAATAGAGATGGTAACTGGCGACAGAGATTTTTCAAATAAAAAAGCAAATGGTGGATTGTCATTTATACTTGCTGGTAATGGATATAGTCCACATTCCCCAGCTTTCATAGATAGAATGGGAGATAGAAACTACTATAAAGATCTAAAAGATAAAATTATACAGGAGGATAAGGAACTTACTCAAAAAGTATTACAGTATCCAACACCGACAGAATTTTTGAAGACACATATATACAACTAAATACCTAAAAACGGATAATAATGGCACAACTATCTGTAAAGGAAGTACTCAAACCTTTTAATAAAGGTGAAATGGTTGGCAAAGAAAGATACCATATGCTAATCAAGAAGATAGAAAATAAAGAGCCTTTTGTATTTGCAACAGGTGAACTTAATCCAATTAAGTTTGAAAACGAACAGGATTTTAGAACACTTAAATCCAATGATATAGAAAGAATCAATAATTTACTTGCTGGAAGTAGTAAACCTTTTGTTCTTGATACGGAAGAGGGAAGTAGACCGTTTGGTATAAGGAGACTAGAAAAAACAGAAGAGTTTGGTGGAGGTGCTGGTGGTGGAAAGAAAATAGATCCACATGAATTAATGACGGCTGCTTTAATAATGAAGTATGGAGGACAGGGAAAACGTTCTGTTGACACTGGATCTTATGCAAATTTAAACAAAGCAAAACAATCTATAAAAGATTTACAGTCAACGGCTAGATCAATCATCTATACATCATCAAACAAAGTAGAAACTATAGATGCTTTTGCTGGTGATTATCAAAACTATGCTAAAGCAGTCTCAGCTGCTGATGGATTCTTGAGAGATCTTGGTACTAATTCAAAAGTTCACAGAGTTCATGCTACTGGTAAACAGTGGTTGAAAATTCTCTCAAAGTATTTTGCAGTGAATAGACATGAGTACTTTGGTAACAAAGACTATAACTCATCTGATTTGATTGTAGAAGTTACTAGACAAGATAGAAGAAAAGGAAGAAAATTATTTGTTGGTGTTTCTTTAAAGAAAAAAGGCATAGGTAAAAAAGAAACCTCTCCTACAATCATTAACAAAACTGTGATAGGGGAGAATGGACTTCTATCATTTTTACTTGGTGATGAAGCAAGAACTGGTAATTTTAAAACCGCTCTAGGAGAATTATATAAATCCAGAGCTCAGTTTTTTTATGATGTTATAAAAGCTGGTTTAGATGGAGAGGATGAAAAAACACAGGCATTTACGATGAGAAAATTAAGTATCAGTGATGGTGAGAAAGATGTTCCAGCAGTAAAACCATCAACTACTATGAAAGCTGGTTCAGTTGCTTTTAAAAAAGCAGAGGTAGAAAGGACAAAAAAAGTTGCTAAGAAAAGATTGGAAAATATAACCGCATATCTAACAAAGTTGGAGAAGAATGTGTCTACAAACAGAACTATCGCGGCAAAAGTTTTAGATGAAGCACAGGATTTAGATCAAAAAAATATGACTGCTGCTTTACGAGGTGCATGGCCTCCAAAAAAACCAGTATATAATCAGTATTTTTATGATATGGATCAATTGATTAGAAATCCAAAGGTGATGAGACCATTGGCCATAGGTCTTTTAAATATAATATTTAAAGTAGACTTGAAGAGATTGATCAAAGATAGGTCAAGATATTCAGAAGAATTTGTATTTACATTAATTACTGGTTCTGGGGATCTAGTGGATCAGGGTGTCACTGTTAAACCAGCCGAGGTCATTCCAGAAGCAAATAGTACAACAGTTTTGATGGAACTAATATCAAATCCAAACACAATATACAAACTTCAAAAACCGCAAAACTATAGACAAGCTTTTGATCGTAATCCTGATGGTGCTAAATTAAAATATGACATATTTGCCGATAATCAAAACATAGCATTGTTGGAAATAAGATATAAGGGATCTATAACCGCTGAACCACAGTTTCAAGCATACATAACTCCAACATTTGCCAAACTTCTTACTGCACCAGGCATGCCAACCACAACATATTAATAAATAAAACTATAATCGTATGCGTAATTCTGTGAAGTCGTTTGGACAATTCATAATAGAAGCTGTAAAGACTGCTGCATCAACCGAAGCCAAAATGAAAGGTTTGAAAGGTGACGGTCATGGAGGGTGGTACGATGCTAAAGGAAAGTTTGTTGCAAAGACAGTAAACGGTAAGTTACAATTCACTGGTGGCAGAGGTGCCGCTGCACCAGAAGACCCTAAATCAACAAAGGTTGCAGCACCAGATCCGAAAGCAGTTCAAAAGAAGGCTCCTATGCCAGTTGCTGGTGCGGCTCAACCTCAACAACCAGAAGTTGAAGGTGAAGGAAAGTCACCAGAGCCAGGAGATGCTCAGAAACAGACTGCCGAAATCATGGGAGCTCCCTCTTCTGAGTCTGTGGTAATAACTTTTGGTAGATTTAATCCACCCACTACAGGACACGAAAAATTATTGAAATCTGCGAGTGCAGAAGCGGATAGGAGTAAGTCAGATTTCAGAGTATATCCAAGCCGTAGTGTAGATTCAAAGAAAAATCCACTACAGCCTGGAACTAAGATAGAATATATGCAGAAAATGTTCCCTGACTATGCAGATAACATCAAGGATGATGCAAACGCAAGGACTATATTTGATGTATTGGTGGCATGTCAGAATATAGGATACAAGGCAGTAACAATAGTTGTGGGACAAGATAGACTCTCTGAATTTCAGAGTCTAGCACAGAAGTATAATGGTGATTTATATGAATTTGAAGAGATAAAAGTCATATCCGCTGGTACTAGAGATGCAGATGCAGAGGGTTTGGAGGGAATGTCTGCCTCTAAAATGAGAGCTGCGGCTGCAGAGGATGATTTTAAAGCATTTGCAAAAGGTATACCTAATATAGGTAACATGGATAAGAAAAATTTATATAACATCCTACAAAAATCTATGGGTGTTAAGAAAAGAGAGATTGCAAAAGAAGATTTATGGCAATATGCCCCTAAATTAGATCCATTTGGATTGAGAGTCGCTTATCTTAAAGAACATATATTTAAAGTAGGAACTCTAGTAGAAAACGTAAACACAGGAGTTAGAGGCAGAATTACTAGGAGATGTTCTAATCATGTTATTGTGCAGACTCCAGAACATACTATGTACAAAGCATGGTTGAAAGACTTAGTTGAGGCCTATGATGTAGGTACAGATGAATATAGAAGATATGTTCAGTCTATGACTCCAGGCCAAGGTGATGTGAAGTTCCATGATAAACCAGATATCAAACCAATCACCACTGGTTCATACTATGATGGGAAGAAAGTGAAAAATCCTAACGATCCTCCTAGTGGGCCTGGGATAAACTATAATGATACAAAGATTCCTTACAAAGTTGGAAAGGGATAAATAGACTTAGACTAAACTATGTTAAAGAGGAACTGATATGCCTGCCCCAGTAGTTGCCGTTGGTCTTGGTGGATTAGCCGCTAAACTTGGCCTTGGAGGAGCGGCCGCAAAAACCGCTGCTGGTGCCGCCGCCGCAACGAAAGCTGCTGCCGCAGCAAAAACCGCCGCTGCAGCAAAAACAGCGACTACAGTTGCCGCTAAAGGTGGATCTGCCATAAAGGCAGGGAATATTGGAGCTAACACGGTCAAAACATCTAAGTTTATGAACCGACTAAAAAAAGTTGGCAACACAATAGACGATGTTAGTACTGGTATTGATGCCGCTAACAGTATAAAATCACTTACTAATCAAAAAAAGGAAAGAGAAATGGCCTACAATGAATCTGTGCAACTACATGACGTTGATGGTAATCTAACTCATGAGATTATAGACGTAGTAACTCCTCCACCATTAGGAAACAAAGATGATGAGGCTTTACAAACTAGACTTTGGAGTCAAGTTGCTGCTAACTTAGACACTCTTGGTGAGATGTACGGTACATCATTTAACATCGCAGAGAAAAAGAAATTAGATCCAGTCGGAAAAGAAGATGCTGATGTAGACAACGATGGTAAGGTAGATGATTCTGACTCATACCTTATGAAGCGTCGTAAGGCTATCGCTAAGGCAATGAAGAAAGAAGAGACTGAGGTTGCTGAAGATAAAGATCCATGTTGGGACACTCATAAACAGGTTGGCATGAAGAAGAAAGGTGGGAAAATGGTTCCTAACTGTGTGCCCAAGAACGAAAGTTTCAGTGTCAAGAGTCCAGTATCATTCACAAAACCAGAGGAAAAGATAGATTTTGGGCA